ATCTGGCCCGCAATCATCACAGATCACAAACCCGTTGTTGCCTTTGTCGGGGCCGGGGCACGACATGATTTCCTCATGCATCCCCTCATCGTCTTCCCACCTGAGTAGCAGGTGTGGTTCATTAATCATGGTTTTTCCTTTCAATGCCAATAGTGAATTGCCCTGCGAGTTCACTCACGTATTTGTCTTTGGCTGTTGCGCGTATTGGGTTTAGAATCGGGGCACGCAGCTCACTTTTCATGCCAGTCTCAATAAACCCTGGAATGGGCGACATTACGCGCCGAATATATTCATCAATCATCACCCGCATGGCAATGAAATTGAATACCCGGTACATGTTGTTCATCTCATGGAGTTGTGGTATCACTGTCCGCCTCAATCACCATGTAAACCCGGCCCTTCTCCCCCTTAACCGGCTCATCGATAATCGGCATGACCTTCGTCATGAAATTCGGGGTATCATCAGGCACCAACCCCGCATCCACAACACCATCACACATGGCTTTAAGCGTCGGGGCGAGATTATCCGCATCACGACGCCGCCTATCACGCGGCTGATAATGCAATTCAACTCGCACATGCCGCTGCGCTGGCAGCCGAAGTGCACGCACCCGAACAGCCGCCTCATACCTGATACGCCGGGTAATCGCCGCCTGCTCCGACCAATGCCGAAACCTCATATTCGACGTCAACAAAGGCTTAGTAAAACCAAACTCAATTATGTGGCGGCTAGGCATTGTCATCCTCCGCCAGCAAAGTGAACTCCCAGCCATTAATTAACAATTGATGCGGGGAATTGTATTCGTCGTGCTCATGCTCGTAAAACACCGGGGCCAAAACATTCCCGACCAACTCAATCCACGTGACTTCCGCCTCAAACTCCGAGGTAGTACCCATACCGTCGATCTCTTTAAAGCAGAAAACCTTATCCCCCAGCTGGAGATAATCACGATTCCCATGCCAATCAACCAACGGCAACGCCGCCAACATGGACTCCACCAACACCATCTGAGCACTAAACCTGTACTTATCATCAGGATTAGTAGTAATGGTTTTCGGCTCCGTAATAAACCGCTTCTGAACCACGCCTCCTATTTCCTCGGCAACGGATTTCGCATACTCAAAGTTTCGCCGCCACTCGTAGCATGGTTCACCATTCTTAGTGTCCACCCGGTATTCCGGGTCAAGTCCCCGCGCATCATAGTCATGCGACAAAAACTCAGTATTACTTATCGAATAAGCCCCCATCATTTTCCTTTCATATCTAAAAGTTGATGCAGCGCAACCGCTGCCTGTTGCGGGCACACCCCATTGCCAATGGCCTTAAGCTGCGATGTTCGCGACAACCCAGGCACACCAGTCACATGCCCATCAGGAAGCCCCATCATCCACTCACTAAACACAGCAGCAAGCCTCGGACGACCATTACGATTCATCTCAACCGGATAAGGCGCCGGCCTCGTCACCCCTTCCCATCGCCGGATCGCTGACCCATACTCTCCCCAATCAAATCGGGAAAATACTCCGTCACCACCGTCAAAGGCGGCGTGTTCCGCGCCCGGTCCGTCACACTGTCCGCCCGGCGCGCATCCGACGCTGTGGGCGTGGGGAGCATCTTCACCCCCACCGTTTCCGCCAGCGAACCGTTGCCTTTCTCCACGTGACGGCGCGCCCCCGCTGACCCCATTGTGGCCTGGTGATCCGCCGCCCTCGGGGTCGGAAGCAGAGTCACAATCGTGGTGAGGTGTGTGGATTTTTCTATCGGGCGTCCGCGCGTGCGGGGCCTGCCCATGATCCCGTCGGAGGCTTTCGGAGTCGGGAAAAGCCGCGAGGATGAAAAGCCGTTCACGGTGATGCGGGGCACCAATGTCGGAAGCTCGTACGCTTGTCCACCACGCATGCAGCCCGTCTTCGGCCATGTCTCCGAGTACTCGATCGAACCCCAGAGACCTGTGTCCGGCCACATTTTCCAGGAAGATGTAGCGGGGTCGTAGGTGGCGAATTGCTTCCCTGACGTGGGGACAGAGGTGCCGCTCATCGTGTTCTCCTTTTCGTGTCCCTGCGTGCGAGAATGGCTGGCAAGGGTATCCCCCGGTGAGGATGTCTACTTGTGGGATGGTGTCCCAATCAATGGTGGTGATGTCCCCGTAGTTGGGTACTTCTGGCCAGTGGTGTTTGAGGATTGATGCGGGGGCTTGGTCGTACTCAACGAACCATGCGGGGTGCACGTTGGGGAACACGGCTTGTGCTGCCATATCGAGGCCGCCGTATCCGCTGAATAGGGAGCCTATTTTCATAGCCCCCCCCCCGTTATTTTTCGGCGTGTTCACGCTCGATCTTTCGGAGTTCGCCTGCAGCGGCGAGCAGTTCCCATGCCATTTGCTCCGCCTCGTCTGCGTTCAGTGAGCCAATGGGATCAAGGTAGTTGTGCACGATTGAGAAGGTGCCTTCCTCGTCAAGTCTGAGGATGCTGGCGCCTTCTCCGATGCTGCGAACGGTGGTGTAGGGACCGTCTCGAAAGCTGGTGGTTTCAACCGTTCGGTTGGCGTATTCTCTCAGGTCGTTGACGGCGGCGTTCATGCGTTCCATGAACATTTTCCTCGTTACTTTTTTGGTCACTGGTTATCCTTCCGATGGTGTGTATGGCTTGTGCTATGTGGGTGATGGTGTGGTGTAGGCGGCCTGCTGTTTTGGTGATGTCTTTCAATACGCGCCATGCTTTCTCATTGTTTTCTTAGGTTTTGTTCGGTGCGGCATGTGGCCCGGCGCGCCCCGCCCCACGACCCACACCGTCGAAACGGGGGTTTTGCGGCGTTGGAAATGCCGAACCATGTACGGCTACCCGACAGCGGGTTTCAATCGCTTGGCGGTGCCAACGCGGGCGGATTTGAGACATTCCCGTGCCGCCACGCCTCCAGCTTCTCCCGAACATCTGGCGGCGGAGGCGAACCACCAGGCGGATCAGGAGCCGGGAAAACCGGTGGCGGCCCGTCATGTGAACACCGTGTGACCAGCGGGTTTCCCAACTCATCGGTGGTTTGCACCATGCCGCGCTCGTCGCACCAGGAACATGCCTGGATAGCGGCGCGTCGTGCCTGCTTGGCTTGGGTTTTCTGGTCCTGGAACCAGCGTCGAGCCTGGGCGCAGGCGCCGCATGGCGGCACCTGGTCGCGTGGCAACCCGGCGTGCTGGCGGCATCGGGGGTCGTCCGGGGTGGACCAATCAGCGGGTGTGTCGCCGGTCACTTTCGGGGTGGTGGGGTTTGGCGGCGGTGGCGGCGCGTCAGCGTCCGCCGGTTCGCCGTCGGAAAAATCCCGGGGGGGCTTCACATGTGCTTGCTCAGCCAGCAACTTACTAGATACCTCAACCCCCATATAACTGTTCCCCTGTTCCCCTGTTCCAACGCCGGAATTCCCGGGGACTCCGGCGGAACCCGCCGTGTTGTCGGCGGAATCCCCCGGGAATACGGCGGAACCCGCCGACACTACAGCTGAACCACCCAAACCCGCAGGTAAAGGCTCATCAGACACCGGATCAAAAGGAACCCCCTCACCCGGCCCCGGAAACTTCGACGCTTTTGTACGCCGATCAACCTTCTGATGCTTCTCCCACGACGGGATCGCGTAAAAATGCCTCCCGCCCACACTGTAGAACTCCACTCCGAACACCCGGCGGAGTTCGCCGCATCCCCGGCGGATCCCGCCGGAATCCTCCGACATGTCAGCGGGGAACACGAAACCAAGAAATTCACGAGGGTTAAACGACCCCCTCCCGAAGTCATCAGCAAGCTGCCAAAGACCTATATAGAGAAGCCTCCACCGGTATTCCAGGGTCTCAATCCCGGGGCTTGACCAGAACTCCGGCTTGATTGTCCTAATCCTGGCCATCTCCCCTCCTTATCCCTAGGCATATTTGGCTGATTGCAATGGCGCAAGCGGCTGTGAGCTGCAGTTTGTGTACGCGCATGGCCCACAGGGCGATTGCTTGGGGTGTTAAATCATGTGCCCCCTCATGGGGTTTACCTGTCACGTCACTAGTCTTTTCACGAAAGCCCCCCCCAAGCGTGTCCCAGCAAGGGGAGGGAAAACCAATATCAAACACAACCTAAGAACAATTCTCAGGCTTAGAACGGGGCTTCCTGCGCCCGCACATCCGAATACGCCGGTGCCTGCACACCCGTCCGCGCATCCACAATCGAGGTAAGAATGTCCATCGCATTCAGCTCCACCCCGCTACGCTGATTCCCCTGATCGTCTGTCCACGACCTGGTTTCCAGCTTCCCTTTCACAGTGACCTGCTCCCCCTTCGACAGCTCAGACGCTGGCTTAGCGAGATGGTCCCAGGCTTTCACCGTCACAAAGAATTGCCGCACACTCTCCCACGCCCCACCAGCGGTGAGACGATTATCCGAGCACGCCAACCGGAACCGGGTTACCACGTTGGTGGCGGTTTCCCTGATCTCCGGGTCAGCGACCAAGCGGCCCTCGAAATGAGTGATGGGGATCATGCGTTACCGGCCTGCAGTTCACCCAGGCGCTGGTTGTATGCGTCCAGCGCCGCGGCGTGTTGTGGGTGGTCGGTTGGGATTGCGCGGGCTTGTTCGACCACGGCATCTAGTTCTTTGCTGTTGGTGGCGGCGGCGAAGGCGGCGATGATGCTGTCCACGTCCACGGTCTCCGTGGTGGTGGTTGCCGCGGCGGCGAGACGCCCGGCGGGTTTGTCCACGCGGGTTGCCTTCACCTTCCGGCGCTCCTGCTCAGCGTCGATCTGCAATTCCTCGTAGCTGTATTGGATGCCGAGGAGGATGTGGGGGGCGATTTTGCGGCACACCTCCGCTGTTGCCTTGGCGAACAGCATCGCCTGCGGGTCAGTGGCGTATTTCTTATTCGTCGTGTACCCGGCTTTTTTCGCCCGGTCAATGGTCCAGGTGCTGGTTTCTGTGGCCCCGTCGGGGGCGTTTGCTGTGACGGTGACGGCCTCGTCTGTGGATTCGACGGTGCTGATTCGGTAGCCGCGGCTGGTGAGGAGTGCGGCCATTGTGCGGGCGTACACGGCGGGTGTGCCGTGCACCACAAACACGTTCTGCAAGCTTTGCATGGGGTTCAACCCCAACTCAGTGCCGTACAGGATCGCTGCGGCCCCGTCGTCTGGTTTGCCGCGGAAGTGTTGGGGCACCATGCCGGTGTTGCAGAGGACGCTGGCGAGTTCGCGTGCGGCCCCCATTGCTTCGACTTGCTGTTTCAGCACGGCCAGTGTGTCGCTGTTGGGTGTGGGGTCTGCGGGGAGGATTTCGGTTGGTGCGATGGGTTCGATGTCGTTAGCCATTCTGGTTCTTCCTTTCTTTCTGGATGTTGCGGAGGACTCGGAGCGGCGCGTAGATGTCAGTGCTACCGGCTAGTGCTTTGTCCAATGCGTGCCTGAATCGTTCGCGTTCTTCTTCGGTGAGCTCACTCCACCGGGGGAGGTCTTCTGGACGATCTTGCGGCTTGTACGGTGCGAGTACGGTGGGTTCGGGTTCGTCTTTACGTTTGATGACTATGACCCGTGTTTTCAGGGCAAGGGCTACGGCCGCTGCCACGGCCAGTGTTTTGATGAGTGTTTTCACTGAGTGATTCCTTCGATTAGTTTCTTGCGCTCCAGCTGGTAGGTGGGGGTTGATGTTGCTTCTTCCACCAAGTCGGGGTGCTTCTTGCGGAGCTTCGCCACGTCGAGTTTCGGGGTCATGACGTCGGGGTCTTTGAGCAGGTCGCGTTGTTCCTTCGGGACGCGGGCCTGTGCGAACCGTCCGGGGCGGCGGCTCATGATCTGTATCCCGTCCCAGGTGAGGGCTTTCGCGTCCCCCATGTCCTGCATCAGCTTGTTTTCCAGGGATTGGGCTTGGGATTCCAGCTTCTCCATTTCGACCAGCACCATCGCTAGTTGCGCGGCGGTCTGGCTGTCTGCCTCCACGGTCTGGTCGGTGGGTTTGGGGTTGAGGCGCTGGAAGATTTCCTTGGCGTGCTCACTGTCCCCCACGTCTGGTGGGGTGCCTTCGACTAGGAGCCGGTGGAAATGCTGCACGTCCTTCACGATGCCGTCGCACAGGCTGGGGTTGTACTCCACCGGGTGGATGGAGGGCGTGCCGTAGACGGGGACGATCACAATATCGGCGGTGCGGATGCCGGACATGAGCATCTGGAATTGGACCTGCACTAGCCAGTTGTCTTGTACGCCGTTGTCTTTGCGGGGGCGTTTGACTTCGATGATGCGGCGTGAGCGTCCCCGGCTTGCGCGGCGGTCGATGGTGGCGAGGCATGGGATGCCAGGCAAGATGTCGGGGTTGGTGAATGCGATTTCCCCGGCGCTGGTGTGCCAGCCGGGGTTGGCGCGTTTCCAGACGTTGACGGCGTAGTCTTCGGCGTCGTGGGCATCATCAAACATGGCTTGGGTTTTAGCGTCGATGGGTTGTTCCCATTGCCCGGTCATTTCCATGAACCGCTCAAAGGCACTCAGGTAGTCGATGCCGAGGTATTCGCCGGTGAAGCGGTCTCGGATCATTGCTGGGACTTTGGATGCTGTTATGGTGCGTTGCCAGTCTGGTGTGCCTGGTGCGGGTGGTTTTTTTAGTTGTATTGGTTTCATGCTGTTTGGCCTAGGTAGGTGTGTGGGTTGAGTGTCACGTCAGCGAGTGCTGAGTGCACTTTGCAGAGGTAGTAGGGGTCTTTGGGGTCTCGTTTGCGTTGGCAGTTGTGGTACATGCATTGCTCTGCTGGGTTTTGGGTAATGGGGATGCCCGCGTAGCTGAGTCCCATGGCGGCGCGGCGGCGGAGTTTTTCGAGGGTTTTTGTTGGGAGGACGTTTTCTCTTGCTACATACATGCTGCTAGGTAGGGGGTTAGGAACACGGCGGCGGCGATGGTGCCACCGGCTAGTGTTGTGATGGTTTTCTGGGTGGGGGTCTGGGTGAGTACGCCGGTGGTGCGGGCGATTTTTTCTAGTTCCCAGTCGGTTGTTTTTGGCGTTCTAGCCATTGGTCTGCTTCTTCTTTCTTGAATCGGACGCCGCCGAGGTGGTAGGCGGGGAGGGGGTCGTGGGTTCGTTTGGTGAGTTTGTACACCTGCGAGCGTGATATAGCCCACATTTCTGCTAGTTGTTGTGCTGTCAGCATGATTTTCCTTTAGGGCAGGGGTTATGATCATCAGCGGGAGTTAAGGTAACTTCCGGTTTCGGTTGGTGCGGCCTTGCCGAGGGCACTCATGCGCCCGCACAGGTTTTAAAGGTTTTTCCTGTGCGGGCGTTTTTAATGCCTACGACCAGATGATGTCCTTGATCTTGTTGTCGCGATCCCACAGGTCAATCAACCGGCGCTGATGGTAGCGGCGCTCCCTGATGAGCTTGCCCACCGTGACACCAGAGAATGTCCACCCCATGCCGAGCACCCCTAGTGACAGCCAGTTCTGCTCCCCCATCATCAAGGTCAGGGTGAGTACCGCCAGCACAAATGTCAGTAGTGCGGCGAAAAACGTGTGGTCTTCGATGCGTTCGCGCATGTCGAGGCTGTGGTGGATTTGGCGGGTGATGTGCTCATGTTCTCGCAGCAGGGCGGCGCGACTGCGTGTGTCATACGCTGGGGTATCGGAGTCCGTGTTCACGCCGTAGTATTCGTGGACTAGTTTGACGCGTTGTTCTTCTGCTTCGTCGATCATGTGGTGTCTTTCTAGTCTGCGTGTTTGGGGCCTTGCATGAAGCGGAAGTAGGCATCCGCGATGAGGGCATCAGCGGTGTTGATGTGGTCGTCGTGGTTATTTGGTTTCATTGGTGGTCTCCTTTGCCCAGAGGAAGGCTTCATCAAGTTTGGTGAGGGCGAGTGATTGTGCGCGGCTGCGTGGTAGTGCGCTGATTTCGGCGTGTAGGTCGTTGAAGTTTGCGAGCATGTCGGTGGGGAGTTCGGGGTGGTGGTATGGGGGCATTTCGGTTTTTCCTTCCGGGTTGTGGTTTGGGGCCCGCGCCGGGTTGTCCACTACGTTGGCGGGGCCTGGTGTCGCGGCGGGGAGTTGCACCCCGCGTGTTCTGTTCGCGACTCTTGTGCGCGCTGTTGCCTGCCGTGTGATTCGCTCCCTCCCGTGTCCAGGGTCGGTCCTGCGATTCCCACCCTGACCGGGGTGGTGTGCGGCGTGTGGGCGGCGGGTCTCCGCGTGGGGAGGGTCAGGGTCTTGGCGTGGATGGTTCCTGCTGGGGGCCTTTTCCATCGCTCGCCGGGGTTCAGTCCTCATCGCCCGTATTTTGCGCGCTAGGGTTTCACTGTTTAGTTTTCACACAGCTTGTTCAGTTGTTTCTTATATTTTGGTGCATGAAAGTATTCTCATGCATCGCATTTTATGCGGTCACGACAACCAAATCATCGAGAGGTGTTTTGGTTAATTCACGTAGCCTAAGCAATGTTTGGACCGTTGGAACGGACCGGCGGGAGCGGAGGTTTCGGACGGCTTGGCCGCTGATTCCCAGTGCGCTTCCTAGCTTTTCGTCGCTGGTCAGCTTATGAATTTGTCTTGCCTCGTCGAGAGCCGCGGGGTCTAGGTAGATCATGTGATCCCTTTCGGTTCTCTGCGGTGCAGTTCCTTGCGCCGCTGGATTCATCATTGCATGCATAAGTGGACTTGCGCAACTCGACTTATGCAAGTGGACTTATGATTTTGATAAAAGTGCAGCTAGACGCCAATAAAAAAAGTGCAGAATCTTGCGCGAATCTATGCGACAGGTGCAAAATATGAGACATGGACGCACGCACATGGATCACACAGACGGTGCGCAAAACCCCCGCCGAAATCGAAACCCTCACCCACATCCCCAAGCGCACCACCCAATCCCAAATCGCACGCAACAACATCCCCGCCGAAAACATCATCACCATCTCCGAAGCCGTCGGACTCAACCCCATCACCGAACTAGTACGCTTCGGACACCTCAACCCCCGATGGATCGACGATGCCAACCCCCTCGACACCATCAGCGATGAGGAGCTTTGCTATGAGCTGATGCGCCGCATGCGAAACCATGCATTTATGAGTGGTGATGTGGGATAATCCAGGGGACGAAACCGCCAACCTGGAAGGAAAACCACCGTGCCCATACAACGCACCTACCACCTAACGAATAGCTTTCTCAACAACGATGCTGTGACCACAACCCAGCTAATCGAACAGGCATGCAAGAAAACAAAAGTCACGCTGACCCCATCTGAGGACGGCGCGTACTACATGCAAGGGCGCGACAAACGCACAGCACTCATCACCACATCCCCAGGAGCGCTGACCTTTGACGTGGATGATCCACGCGATTTTGCGCTAGTAAACACGGTCGTGGACATGATGGATAAAAGCCACTACCACCCCATTGATGACTGCGGATACGCACGGGCATACGGCAAACCCGACCACAGCTATTTTCGCTATGAAATCCTGGGAATACTTGACAGTGATGAGCGCATCCTTTACGCGTCGGACGCGATCAAGGGGCGCCAGCATGGACGCCTGGTGGGCACGAATAAACGTGTGATCCTATCCACTGTGGCCGGGTTCACCCAGATCATCGAGACACAGTACATCCCCCTCGAAAAGATCAGCAGCATAGAAACAAACCGCGCAACCATAGGCATGATGCTGATCACCCTGCACACCTCGAACACAGAGATCAAAGCAGTAACGAAGGTGAAGAACGCGATGATTTTCCAGGAGACCATGCGTGAGCCTATCGACAATTCGAGGCTTCTCATGCAGCAGCAGTTTGTCGCGGTCCCGGGCAATGGGCCTACGGTTCGGAGTCTTGATGTGGCTGGTCAGTTGGTGAAGCTGGCTGAGCTGCACGCCGGTGGGGCGTTGTCTGATGAGGAGTTCGCGGCGGCTAAGGCCCGCGTCCTGGACCAGGCATAAAGAAACCCCCACCCCGTTACATGCAAACAATAAATAGAGGGGTGGAGGTTTAAGGGGCGCCAGCCTCTCCGTTTGCTGGCATGCTTGAGTATAGCACACGAAAAGCCCCCAGAAACCTAGGGTTCCTGGGGGTTCGACACATGAGTGATTTAAGGATAGCAAACATGAGTGTACAGCGTAGGCCGAAGGTTGGCAAGGATCGTAACGGTCGTGTCCGCTGGGTAGGCCGATTTAGGGACCATGCGGGTCGGGAGCATTCCCGGAGTTTCGAGCGTGAGCGCGACGCGAAAGCATGGGTGGAGGAGCAGCGCGGCGCGTTGCGTAGGGGGGATTGGGTGGACCCGGCGCGTGGTGGGGACACTGTGGGGGCGTTGTGTGATGCGTGGGTGTTGCAGGCCCCGTCCCCTGGTACTGGGAGGATTCGGGGGCAGTTGCGGAGGAATCTTGGTGACCTTGCTGATGTGCCGGTGGGGAAGGTCACTATTGTGATGGTGCGCAATTGGGTGGGTGTGTTGCAAAATGGCCGGCCTTGGCGGGGTGGTGTGGGGTTGGGGCGTGCGGCTGTGAAGTCAATGTTGTCGCAATTGCGGGCGATGTTGGGGCAGGCGGTTTCGGATGGGATGATTCCGAGGAATCCGGCTGTGGGTGTGGTGGTGCCGCGCCCGTCTAGTGGGGTGACGTGGGGTGACGTGCCGTCCCCGGAGGTGGTGCGGTTGTTGGTGGAGACGGCCACGCATGGGGGGCGTAGGAAGCAGGGCACTGACGGCAAATTGGTGTGGGTGACGGCGCAGCCGGATGTGGGGTTGGCGATTCAGCTCATGGCCGCAACGGGTATGCGCCCGGGTGAGGTGTGTGGGTTGACGTGGCACCAGATTGATTTTGAGCGGGGGCGTATTTCGGTGGTGGCTCAGGCTGGCCTGCGCCCTGGCGATCCGCTGCGGGCGTTGAAGACGGGTGATTCTGGGCGCAGGGTCGTAGCTGTGGATGAGGTGACGTTGGGGATGCTTAAGCAGCATCGGGCGGAGCATGGGGGGCGTGAGCGGTTGTTTTTGTCGCGGGCTGGGCAACCGATGACCGCGCACCTACTCAGCTATTCATTGATGCAGTTGCGGAAGTACCTTGGCTTGTCGGGGAACGTCACGCCGAAGTCGCTTAGGCATTTTCATGCGTCGATGTTGTTGCGTGAGGGGGTTCCGATTAAGACAGTGCAGGCGCGGCTTGGGCATGCAACGGCGAAGATGACGCTCGACACCTATGCCCATTTCCTCCCCGGGGATGATGAGCGTGCGGCGGATGTTGTGGGGGCGTTGCTCGCTGGTGCGGGCAATGTGCGGGATGCCCGTAGTGGTTTGCGGGCGGTGTAGGCGTTTTGGCTGGTCGGGGGGTCGTGTTTTCGACATTGTGAAAAACACGATACATGCTTGTGAGTGTAGTTTGTGACCTGTGGTTTTTCTATTTGCGCTGGTCATGGGCTTTTCATGTGTGGTAATTTGTCGCATGGATTGCATAGATTACATGCGCTGCCCGTGCTGCTGCGGGCAAAATGCGGGCATGGGCGATTCTGCGGGCAGGACCATCGGAGCGCGCGGGCAGGGGTGGGCAGATCAAATCCCGTCACCCCCTACTAGACATATGTCGCGTAGGTGTGTATATTTAAAGACACAGGGAGCAACAAAGCCCCCAACCACCGAAACCGAAAGGAACCCCCAAATGCAAACCTTCACCACTACCAAAGACATCGAAAACTACGTTCACGAATCCCTCCAAACATCCGAAGGCTACCCCAACGACTACGACATCGAAGCCATTACCGACGCCCTCCATGAGTTAGCCGGATGGGACGACAAGAAACAAGCATTTACGGAGACCTGGGACGATGACACGTTCTGGGAAATCGTGGCAAAGAACGACATAACCCAGCGCGACTAACCATCCCTTGGGCGGGGCTTGCCCCCGCCCTGTAGTCGCTGGGGTGTGCACCCACTCCCCGTACCCACCGTACGTTTTGGATGCTGCTCACTAGGGTGCGCGCCACCAGTGACTGCACAACGCAGACACGCAACCAACTGGAAGGAAGACCAATGCCCAATCAATACGCCCTCTGTAGCCACTTAACCTACGATCCATACATGGACGCGCCGGGATACCCGAACAACAGTTTCATCACCAATTACCTGCGCATCTACGACCTTGAAACCGGGGAGCTGGTGGACACTATCCGCATGAAAGTCCACGGTGAACCCATGTGGCAGTTGATCGCTAACCACCTGTATTGGCGCGGGTATTCTCGTGAGCAGTTTTTCTGCTGGTGGCGCGCTGATTTCGAGGCTGACGGAACCCTCAACGACCCGCCACGCCACATGCAGATCATGGAGCTACCGGATTATGATTTCGCCCGATTCGCAGGCAGCCGCCTGGAACACATCGCTTAAGGAGAATGACCAATGAAGAACACACCACCAGCGCTTGAATGGGCGCGCGAGATGCCCGATGGGCACCGCAACATGTTTCCCGAGTCCCCAGGGCGTGACGAGATTAACGGCGAGTCCCTGCGCTGCATGCGTATCTATTTGGGGTTGTCGCAGATTGATTTGGCTGCGTGCTTGGGGGTGGGGCGTAGGTATGTGTCGCAGATGGAGCGCGGTGCGGTGGGGGTGTCGCAGCGTGTGCGTGACTGTGTGGCGTTTTTGGGGGCGGCTGTGCAGTGGGAGGCTGAGCGGGTTGTGGCGCGGGGTGGGATGACCGTCAAGCATGAGGGGTTTTATGGGGTGCCGT